CTTCAAAGTATTCCATATTAGCTTGTCTATCAAACTCGACAAGAGTATTATGTCCGTTTATACCACCACTAGCAGTATCTCCGACATTTACTCCAACTGCTTTTTCGCCAGCTGTTTCTGCTTTTATGTCTTGTGTTATTGATTTTTGTGTAAAAAATTCATCTTCCATCCACTCAAAAATTGGAACTGGTGTTACTATTGAACCAACTCGTCCACCAATTGTCAATAAAGGAGTCATATCTGGATTATACATATGAATCTTATCACCTAATTCGAGTACTTGTCTTTGCGAACCGTCAGTAAACTGACCCGCTTTACCAGTACCATATGTGTAGGCATTTGCCATTTTGTACCTCCGTTGTTATGTAATGTTATCTATACTTTACGTGCAGACTTCATTATTCCTCCCCAAAATTCGTCAACTGCTTTTTCAGCATTTGGTTTAGCCGCTGGGGCTTTACCAGATACTGCGGCAGCAGATACTCGTTTTGGTTCTGGAATGACTTGAGGTTCTTTCTGACTAGACGTTGTAAAGTCTTTTTTACCAGAAAGATGTTGCCAAATAGGAACTAAATTTTCATCTGTTAAGTTTTTCTTTTCAGTCATAAAAGAATAATATTCCTTTATTTCTTCTCCAGATAAACCCATTTTAGTTAATTTTGCAACTCTTTTTTGAGTAGTTTCTTTTTGTTGCATTTCTGCACGCAAATTATCAACTTCTGCTTTAGCTGCGTTTTTACCCATTTCAACAAGATGTTTATCATAATCTTGTCTCCATTTATAAGATGAAGTACCTTCTACAGTTTCATCAAGAATATCATAATCTTCTGGTTTTTCTGGAGTATTTCCTTTATTTGCTAATCTTTTTAGTTCGCCTTGCATAGCTTCAACGACTGAGGGATTTTCTGATAATATTTTATCTAGTTGCTCAAATTGCTCATATTCTTTCATTTTAGATTTGAATTGATTCATATCTTTATCTGATTTACTTTGTAGCTCTTTGTATGCAGATGCTAGCTTTTCTCGCCCTTCTTCAGTATCAGCAAATTTATTTTCTATAATCCATTTTTCTGATTCTTCTTGTTCTACTGCTGTTTCTTCTTTGACTTCCTCATTAGCTTCTACAGCTTCTTCACTTTCATTTGAGCCTTGATTAAATGATGCTAAATCATTTAAAAGGTTATCATTTGCGGACTCTTTGGTCTCTAGTGCTTTTTCTGTTTTTGCTTCTTCTTTTGACATCGATGCTCCTTATTTATGAGTTACCCTAATTTAGGGGCTCTTGTGTTGAGTTAACCGTTGAGACGTTGTTTTGGAGACTGTCTGCCACTTTTTTAGTTTCCAAAGCACGTCTTTCTTTTTCTAATTTTGATTTTGCTTGTAACTCTGCTTGTGCTTTTGCAACTGGTTTTGTTGCTTCAGACACTTCAGCTCTCATATTACTATGGAATAATTCTCTTTCCCTAGTTTGTAAATCGCCTTGTAATTTTTTATTTTGTTCTGCAAGGCCTTGTAATTGACTTTGCAATTGGGCAATTTCACTATGTCTGTTGATTAAAGACTCTTTATCAACATCTGTTTTCATATTTAATATTACTTGCGTTTTGTCGTAAATTCCAACATTTAATAACGCTAAATCTTTTTGTAAATCAGCTTGTGGAGATTTTGCTCTAGTTGAACCTACTACTACTCTTATATCTACTGAAGTAGCAACTAAATCAAACATTCTTTCTATAGCACCAGTTTTTGCATCTAACTGAGGCATATTTGCTGTAACTTCTTTTTTCTGACCATACTCAGTTGCTATTCTTAAAACTCTTTGTTGATTATAAACGTGTGGTATCCATTCAACTACTATTTTACCAGCTTTAGTTAACATATCATATACTGGTAATACTTTCCAATTTTGTTTTCTAGATATAGCTTCATCCATCATTTGTGCTTCTCCAACTGTACCCGGAGCACCTTGACCTTGCCCTTGTTGAAACTTATAAGCTCCAAACACTTGCTCTATATCAAGTTCGTATCTTTGTTTTTCAGTATATAATTGAGAAGAAACTGCTGGAGGAGCAAATTCTTTTATTTTACCTTCTCTTATAGCCCCGGGATTAGCTGTTATTACCGCATTGGGTATATTCCATCTATCTAATTCTTCTGGTTCTATTGCTCCATCTTCAACTACTAGTTTGAAATTAGTTGTAGCATTAGTATGTGCTATTAATAATGCTTCTGTTCTATTTAACATTCTTTGAGGAGATTTTGCGTGCCTAACATCTCCAGCTGGAAATGGAGTACCAACGTGTTCATTACAAGCTGGAACTATAGGATAATGAGATATAGGTAATACATCATCATAATAAATAAAATCTCCAATAACGCAAGTTTCTCTTATATGCGTTCGGTAAGTTAATTTTTCAGAAATTGCATTTTCTTTTAATAATTTTTCATAATTCTTATCTTTTGTTAATTCTTTATATTGCTCTTCATTATAAGATTGATTATAACCAGTTGTAGTTTCAGTAACTAAAACATACGGTACTGCTACTTTAGTAAATCTAATATATTTCCTAACTTTTGGTTGATGGTCTTCTGGAACATCAGCTCTTGTCATAATATCATCAGCTGAATATTTCCCAGTACTTTCATAATTTGTATCTTGGTCTTCTAAACAATCATCAATTTTGTCAGCTACATCTGGAAAAGATACTTTTAAACTTTCTTTTGTATGTACATCAGAGTATACTATAGAAACAGCATCTGAAAAATCTGGCAAAGTGCAATTTGGGTCAACATATACACACTCTGGTGCAAACCTTTTAAATCTAACTCCACCTAATCCAGAGTCAGAGTTCCAATCTGGATACACATAAAAATAACCAATTCCTTTTACAATATAGTCTTTGCATACTTTTCTAAATTGTATATCTCCATCAGACGAATACCAAACATTATCTACTAATTCATTATATAAAGATGCTAAAGGGCCATCCATTTTACCTATAGGATGTATATCCCATTCGGGAGATGCTGAAGCTATATTAGCTAATACTTGTTCAACAGCTGGCCTTATTTTATTATTTGATTCAGCTGGTTGCCCTACGCTTTGTAAATATTCTTTTTGTGCTTCAGTTAATTGTTCTCCTAAATAAAATTCTTCATCTTCGGTCATTTGGTATCTATATTCATCTGCTGATGAATCGTATAATATAAACTCATCTCTTATGTGATGTGCTTCTAACTCTTCTAATTTAAGTTTATTGAATTTTATCATAATATTTGCTTGTAAAATAGATATAAATTATTTATTTTACTACCTTTTTTATTTTAAGCATTAAAAATTTGTCCAGTTTGCCAGTCAGTAATTACTGGTTTACGCCTTTTTTGCCACTCTCCTTTTTTATTTTTTTCTACTCTTGGTTTATACATATCATCAGTTGCCCAGCGTAATGCATCTAATGTATCTTTAGTCATATTACCATCTTCTCTAAAAGCTAGCAATTCTTCTTCTAACTCATAATGTTCATCTTTTAAAAATACAGATTTAGATGCAAACATAGGTTGTAATTGTTTTATTCTATAAAATTTCTTTTGTATAGCTTTTTTAGGATTTATATTTAAAAATCTTCCAGTTTCTTTAGATATTCTATACATATAGTCAGCTAACATAACGTGACCAGTTTCTTCTATGTTAACAGCTTTTGGGTTGTATAAATCACATAAATCAAAAATTCTATCTGCTCCGTCCATTGGAGACACTTGTCCTCTAAAATAATCTATAACGTAAATATTAAATTCAGCATCTACCGCTATAACCATAACAACTGTATAGTTAGCTTTTATATTTTCAGATGACGCTGGGTCAACGCCCATAAAAATATTAACGGGTATTTTTTCTGTGTTTCCGTCTTCTTTAAAATGCAAATAGTCAATTCCATCGCTATTTGTATAATATCCAGAATAATGTTGTATGTCTTCACGTTTAAATATACGAAAAGAATCATCCATAGGTACATTTTGGTATTCTTGGAAAAAATAACCTACATCTCCTTTAGATTTTGCTTCATCTCTTTTAGCACACAACCAAGAATATGGCCTTCTATCTGGCCATAATGTTTTAGGGTCTCCATTTTTATCTAAAACTTCTTGACCAGACGCAACATATTGAAAATTTTCAGTTTTTTGTAAAATAGATTGAAAAAATAATGATTTCCAACCTAATCTTACTCTTTTTCCTTCTTTATTGTACGCTTTTGTACCAGCAACATTGTTTAAATATGAATCTTCATCAACAATAGTACCTACAAATACAATTTTACCATCATCAGAGCCCGGAACTACAGCTGTATCTATCCACCTTCTAAATTTATCTCTTTGTAATTGTGTTCCAGTATTACCATCTCCTTCTCCATCGTCAATAATCGATAAAGTAGGTCTGTATGCGTTATATTTTAGTCCTCTCACTTTTTGTCCAGTACCCCTAACCATTATTTTACAAGTACCATTGGGTGTTCCATCTGGATGAAAGCTAGTTATTATTTCTTTTTCTTCTTTTCCCCAAACATCTCCTATTCTATTTCCAAAAAAATATTGCAATTTTTCATTATATTCTATTTCGTCTCCAATTGCTTCTAATAAATATTTAGATTGCATTTCAGATTCTGATATTAATAATATAAATTTTTCCTCACCAAACAAAATTCTATGTAAAGGGTATAATAATGAGCATAATGTAGTTTTTGCGTGTCCACGAGGAGCAACTACTGCTATTTTTTCTCCTTCTTTTAATTTCATTAAATTATTTATTACTTCTTTGTGAAAATCTGGACTTTTACTTCTAACGTGATAATTCATTGGTTGTGTTTCATCGCCAAATATAAATTTAGCAAAAAAGAAAAAATCAAGATACATTCTTTTTAATAATGCTTCTTTTTGAGTTTTGTTTATTTTCAAGATTGTCCTATTCTATTTGCTTCTGCAAAAGCTTCGTAAAACGTATTTAATGTGTTAACTTCATCTATTAACATAGAAATAACATCAGAAACATCTTCATTTAGAGTGTGTTTTACTCCTTTTGCTTCTAATTCTCTTTTTTTTGTGTCCAGCTTTATTGACAACATTTGTAGATTTGGTACTTTCGTCTGTATTAACGCCATTTTTATCTCCATCTTGTAAGAATTGTTTTATTTGTGTGTCTGATATTTTAATTGACGCAGCTTTTAAAACTTTTTTATCAGCATCAGATAATGCATATACAGAAGTTCCTTCAATTTGCTGCGTTTCTTTTATAGTATGACCTTTTAGCTCGCTTACTTTATTTAACGCATTTAATCTTACTCCAGCTGATATATCATCATCTTCTATAAAATTTTTATATTTAACTGCAACGTATTCATCTGTCACACCTATGTCGTCAAATTTATCTTTCATTAATTTACTCATATGTTCTTTTACCCTTTTTTTTCTTAAAATATGCAATCCTCGTTGCAAAGATGTATTAGGATTATTATCTTTATAAATATTTTGGTATGCAGAAACTATGCTTTCATAACTCCACATACCTTCTTTATCTATATCTCCTAACTCTATAAGTTTGTCAACAAACATACTTTGCTTAAGCGTAGGTTTAATATCCTTTGTAAGTTCGTATCTATGACCATTTTCCCAATGCCAATCTTTATATTCGCGAGAATATATACCAGACTTATATGTTGGAACTTCTCCGTAACCAATGCGTATAAAGGTAATAGGTTTTTTGTGAGATTTTTTAACAGTTGTTCGTTTATTTAAAACTTTAACAACTTTATTATCAGACGTTAATATCCAATCTCCTTTTTTCGCATTTCTCCAATCATTTTTAAAAATAATATTTAGAGACTCTGCTTCTTTTTTATCAAATACATCAAATATTTGATTGCGGCACTTAACTTGCATTATTTCTTTTTGCCGTAAGAGTTCCTTTTTTTAGTCATTTTGTTAATTTTCTTTTGAACTCTTTTTTTCTTGCCAAGTCCTAAACTTCTTTTTTTAGCTAAAATATCAATTTTCTTTTGAGCTTTACCAGCTGGGCTTTTTTTGTAAAGCTTACTGCTTTTAACTTTCTTTTTATATTTACGAAGTTTTTTTCTAGCAGCCATTTTAGCTTTAAGTTTTTTGAATGCCATTTTATTGGTCTCCTTGTGGTTAAATTAATAATTATAATATAATAAAGTATTGGTATAATTTAAAAGATGTTTTATATTTAAGGGTAAGATGGTTGGTTAAATACTTCTTGGTCTTACATATTTAAAGCTGTTACAAGAAGGGGTTATGCAAAGCAGCTAGCAAGTCGAAGGTAAATAAGCGAGCATTAGGATTGTATAGGATTTAAATAAAGTTACCCGCATATAGTACTATACTTATTATATGTATCCACGGAAAATACACGGCTCCGGACACAAAAGGATAGGACGAACCTTAGCATTAGCTAGGGGTAGTATGTCTCTATCCAAAACAAGCAAAAAACACTCTCCAGACACAAAATTAAAGTTACTATATGAGGGCGGAGCAAAATATCTCTTTAGCCAACTGATGACCCATAAGTTACTCACTGTTTCTGCCCTCATTCCCCTCACAATAGCAAAAGTTCAAAAATGGTAAAAAAAATGGATGGTTGCTTCTTATATATGGAAGCACCCCCCACGATTTCCGTTCGCGTTTCGCGTAACACGTTGACCTCGATTTTTCCGTACGCACGTATGTGTGTGTATGCGTACCAGCACACCCTTACGCGTGTATGTGTGTGTGCCTCGTCGGAACTCTCTTACGCACGCCTGCTTGCCATTATGGAAAAAAAGGGTCTCCCGTCGTGACACGTCGGGGATATGCCGTGCATTAATACCCTTCCCCGTCGACAAACTGCTACATTATATGGTATAAAATGTCTATTTTTGAGCTAATGCAAGTATTTATTTCTCGTCTAATAGAAGCCCGTTTTGGTGGATTTATGGGTAAGTTATGGTAGTGGCAGAGACAACAACAGAAAATAATTAAAGCCACTTAAGACATAGCCGAAGTAGCCGTAAAAACCAAAGAAATACATACTTAATACGGAGACAGACAGAAGCAAACACCGAAGGCAAGGTGGGTCGAGAAAGCCATAGGCACGGAGACACGAACTGAAAAGTAGCGAAAAACCCTATGAACGGGAGCAGTAACACAGAGACACGATGCTA